GTGGACCGACAACCCGGCATGGATTTTTTATGATCTGGTGGTGAGTGATCGCTTTGGGCTGGGCGACAGGCTGACGGCAGCTAACATCGATAAATGGATGCTGTACCAGGTTGCACAGTACTGCGATCAGCTTGTCCCTGACGGGAAAGGCGGTGATGGTCTGGAGCCCCGCTACACCTGCAATGTTTATGTGCAGGACCGTAACGACGCATACACAGTCATGAGGGATTTTGCGGCTATTTTCCGGGGGATGACGTACTGGGGCGGCAATCAGATTGTTGCCTTGGCTGATATGCCGCGTGACGTCGATTACAGCTACACGAACGCAAATACCCTGGACGGTAAATTCACGTACAGCAGCAGCACCTCCAAAACCCGCTATACCTCTGCACTGGTTTCATACTCCGACCCGGCGAATGCGTATTCCGACGCAATGGAGCCTGTATTCGAGCAGGATCTGGTGCGTCGCTTTGGCTTTAACCAGCTTGAACTGACGGCTATCGGCTGCACCCGACAATCGGAGGCAAATCGTAAGGGACGCTGGGGCATTCTGACCAATAACAAAGACCGCGTGGTGACCTTCTCTGTCGGGCTCGACGGGAATATTCCGCAGCCGGGATACATCATTGCAGTCAGTGACAGGGAGCTGGCCGGAAAAGTAACGGGTGGCCGCATCAGCGCGGTAAGCGGTCGGGTACTGACGCTCGACCGTGTCCCGGATGCCGTAGCGGGTGATCGCATCATGGTGAACCTCCCGACAGGCGCATCACAGAGCCGCACCATTCAGGCTGTCAGCGGTAATAAAGTCACCGTTTCGACGGTGTTCACTACAACGCCAGAAGCCCAGGCGGTGTGGGTGGTTGAGTCAGATTCGCTTTATGCCCAGCAATACCGCGTCGTCAGTGTTACGGAAAATGACGACGGCACATTCACCATCGTGGGGGCAGCCCATGATCCGGATAAATATGCCCGCATCGATACAGGCGCGATTATCGATCAGCGCCCGGTAAGCGTTATCCCGCCGGGTAATCAGTCTGCACCTTCGAATATCGTCATTTCCAGCTACGCCGTTGTGAATCAGGGGATCAGCCTGGAGACGATGCGCGTCAGTTGGGACCAGGCACCAAACGCAATTTCGTATGAGGCCCAGTGGCGGCGTAACGATGGCGACTGGGTGAACGTACCCCGCAGTTCTACCGCGTCGTTTGAGGTGCCGGCCATTTACACCGGACGTTATCTTGCGCGGGTGCGGGCTATTAACGCGGCTGAAATTTCCTCCGGCTGGGGATATTCAACCGAGACAACACTGACCGGGAAAACGGGAAACCCGCCGAAACCTGTCGGTTTTACCGCGTCGGACAATGTGGTTTTCGGTATTGAACTGAACTGGGGCTTCCCTGCGAACACGGACGACACGCTGAAAACGGAAATTCAGTACAGCGCCACGGGGACGACTGATGATGCGGTTTTGCTGGCGGATGTGCCGTATCCGCTGCGTAAATATCAGCAGATGGGCCTCAAAGCGGGGCAGATTTTCTGGTACCGCGCGCAACTGGTGGACAGGACCGGAAACGAGTCGGGGTACACCGACTGGGTGAGGGGGCAGGCCAGTGTAGATGTGTCTGACATCACTGATGCCGTGCTTGAGCAGATCAAGGACACTGAACTGTTCAAAGACCTTATTGAAAATGCCGTGGAGAGCAGTGAAAAGGTTGCTGAACTGGCAGAGGCGGTAAGTCAAAACGCCGATCAACTGGCGGCGGCAGTGGGCGCGAACCGGCAGACGGCAGAGGCCATCATTGGTAATGCCCTGGCCATCGCTGATGTAGTGGTGAGGCAGTCGGCGCAGAACGGCGCAAACAGTGCCTCATTCACTCAGTTGCGTGAGGTGATTGCCACCGAAACACAGGCCCGCGTGACGGACGTGACGCGACTGGAGGCGAAAACCGACCAGAACGCGGCACAGGTAACGCAGCTCACGCAGGCGCTCGCCGATGAGACACAGGCCCGCGCCACGGCGGTTGATACGCTGATAGCACAGACGCAGGACAATACCGCTAACGTAACCCAGCTCACACAGGCGGTGTCCACGCTCGACAGTTCTACCGCGTCCCGTTTCGACGAACTGTCAGGGAAAACGGCTAATGCGTCTGGAGGGGTGCAAAACACGGCGATTGCACTGATTCAGAACACACTGGCGCAGGTGAGCCAGCAGGTAAAACAGAGTGCGCAGTATGGTGCCAACGCGGCTGGCATTAATCGCGTTGATAATGTGATGGCCGATGCAACGAAAGCACTCAGCGAGTCGCTGAAAGCGCTGGATGCCACGGCTGGTGGCAATACATCAAACGTGACTGATTTTTCGAAAGCGATGGCGGATTTCAGCCTGGCGTCGGCGACGAAAATCAACTCACTGAGCGTCACGGTAAACGGCCAGGCTGCGGCAATTACCACTAACGCCCAGGCAGTGGCAGATATCAACGGCAACCTGAACGCGATGTATTCGATAAAGGTCGGCCTGGATGCGAACGGGCGTCAGTACGCGGCGGGGATGGGGATTGGTGTGCAAAACACACCCAGCGGCATGCAGTCACAGGTTATTTTCCTTGCTGACCGTTTCGCTGTGATGAGCCAGGCTGGCTCAGCCGTCACACTACCGTTTGTTATTCAGAACGGCCAGACGTTTATCCGTGACACGTTTATCCAGGACGGGACTGTGGGCAACCTGAAAATCGGTAACTACATCCAGTCAAATACCTGGGACGGGACAGGGAATGTCGGCTGGCATATTAACAAATCTGGATACGCGACGTTTAACGGCGTCACGGTACGCGGGACTGTTTATGCGACGGACGGGGAGTTTACCGGGAAAATCAATGCGACCAGCGGGACGTTTAAAGGCACAGTTCAGGCTGAATCATTTATCGGTGATGTGGCTGTGGGCCAGACGTTTAGTGATATTGAGGGGGATAATGTCACCCGAAATTTTGTATACACCGATTCCGGTAACCTGCCTGGTGAAAAGCATGTAGTGATAATGGCGCTGGTTAAGGTCCAGATTTCTGCGACAGAGGCCGGTGCAGGGATTACTCAGACAAAAGGGACGGCGATTCTCACCATTGGTGGGTCAAGCCGAACCATTGACGTTTATACCCCACCAAATACTGACAGATCGCGTCCTACGTACGTCACGGTTATGCACAGCGCCCGCGTGACCGGACAGACGGTGAATTGTTCGATTCAGATGCGCAGTGATAATTCGACATACCATGCGAACGTCGGTATTTATTCCCCGACAATACACGTATCCAGGGGTTCCGGTTCGTTCACTCAATCCTGATTTCAACCCGCTCCGGCGGGTTTTTTTACGTCTGGAGAAAACATGATTTACACAACTGGCTCGATTGCGGTCAACGGCAATACCCTGACGGGTACTGGCACAAATTTTACAGCGGCAGGTTCGCTCATACGGGTTGGGTGCTCGTTGATTTCCCTGACTACACCGCCACAGGTATTCCAGATAACGGCAATCAACAGCGCAACCCAGCTCACCGTAACGCCAGCGGCGAACCCGGCAATTGCGGCGGGTACTGCTTATGCCATCCTGCTGAGCGATTCGCTGAGCGTTGACGGCCTCGCTCAAAACATCGCTGAGACGCTGACGCTGTATCAAAAAAATATGAGCGGCTTCGCCGACGTGATGAACGGGGCGGGTGACGTCACTATCACGATTAACGGTGTGGCCGTCACGGTTCCCGGCCAGAAATCGCTGGCAAAAAAAGGGGATAACTCGGATATCACCAGTCTGTCTGGGCTGACAACACCGCTCAGCCAGGGGCAGGGCGGGACGGGATTAACAAATCCGTTCGGCACCGTCGCCGGGTCATTTTGCCAGGGCAATGATTCACGGCTGAATACAATTAACGGGAAAAGTGGCGGAATCATTACAGGGGACACCTACATTCGTGCCACATCACCTGCCACAACTCCCGCGACAGGGACAGAAACAGTGACCCCATTATTCAGCGCAGGCTGGTCAAGCGGCGTTTATCAGCAGGTGCAGGTTTTGTTTCATGGTTCGGTGGTTCAGGGCAGTGGCTCACGCGCGATTATTGCGATTCAGACCAG